TCAATAAACATGATCATTTGTAATAATAAATAGGATTAATTTCATTTACGACTACAACAATATTTTATAAAATTATTATAAATTATAACAATAATTTATAATGAATGTAGATGTAAATTGTATAACCATTCAAAGATGGTGGAAATCAATGTATATAAAAAAAAGATTATCTACTCTTATTCGTATATATAACTCGTTATGTACAGAAAACAATTTCAAATCTTTCATGAAAGATAAAAGAATTTTAATAGTTGTTCATAACATATTATCAAGTTTAACTACATGGAACGGATATGATATACTTAAACCACAACTATTTATGACATTACTGTATTTACATAAATATCCAAAAGAAAACTTACAAGGTATACACGGAATTGAATTACTTAAGTGTATTGTACTAACATTTAATAGCCTACTCAATCTAGAATCATGTATAAATATAATAACAGTTGCAGAATTTAATAGACGATTTTCAGTATTTTGTGACATGTTTGATATATGGAAGGAATATGATGTGTATATATACACAGAACAAGTTGCACACTATATTCATCAATTGCAAAAAGATATAAACACCTTGAATAATAAAAAAGTCTTAACTACACAAGATCATGAACACATAGTAAAGTTCAAACAAGAAATAGATAAACGAGAGAGAGAAATACTTTATTTTGTACCTCCTCACAAGCATGATGAAGTGAAAACATATTTATATACATATGAGTCATCATTAGACATTCTCGAACATCAAATAGAGAATGCATTTAGACAATCATTTCATGACAAAATAGTAAATGACATATCTAATAAAGAATATGACTATGTTATCGACAATATATTGAATATTATTGATAGGTTACAAGAATTGACACCAAATAATAAAAGACAGCAACAATACGTTCAAAATATAATTGATATAGAATTGATAAAACAAATGTTAAACCATGATGCATTTGATTTTAGTAACTTGTATGACATAATGAACCAAATACATAGTGTATTTCAAGAATATCATGCACCAATAGATAAAAGTACATATCAAACAGAATTCAATGAATTAATTGAAAAAATGGGATTACTCTCTCAATCAACTAACATAGATGTCGCCTATTCAGATATTGTTATACAATTCTTAGAAACTAGTAATAAACAGATAAATGTACTACAAAAACGCATTCAAGATTTTTATAACATATTCAATAAAAATATTGTTGATTAATACTTATGAGTGTAAGTTCTATTAGCACTGTTCTTACTATATGGTGCAAAAGAATATTTTACACCTTTGAACATTAAAACGTCGACTTGATCTAGTAAGAAAGTTTCAATGAAATCCAGCAAAAAATAATTCAACAACTCATCTAATATAAATTAATAATACTTTATATTACGACGTGTATTGTATATTAGTATCTGACCTGTCATATTGTTTAAATAACATAGGATTGGATTTATAAGTATTATACTTCTTTAGATATTTTAGTATACATCTTTTATGTATATGATCAATGATATCCATTTTCAATTCAATATACTCAATTAAAATCTTTGCAAAATCTCTATGGATTATATAACTTTCAGCTGTATACCATATACCATGTGAATAATTATTGAATTCTATAAGATTTGTATTAGTAGAGGGACTATAACATGTTTGATCACGATCATCATATGCTGTATTCAAGAATATTAGACCAAAAGATGAAGGTAAATTGAGATTTTTAAAAAACGATAGAATAGTGCTAGTATTTTCTAATACATCACAGTCATCTTCAAATATTATAGCATAATCATCTTTTGTATTTTCTACGAAATCTTTGTAGCATTTTAAATGACTTAAAGTAGCTCCTATAATGCCTCGTACACGTCGTTCGTTATGATTTTTTCTATATAAAAAACAGTATTCTACAAAAGAACGTAAGTATGGTGTATTTAAATCTTCAATACACGATCCATCTACAGCTTCTATTATTTGCATGTCTACATAATCTTTTAATAAATGAGTAATTGTATGAGTGAATCGTTCTAAACGGTCGGGACGTTTTTTAAGATTGATAACGTAACCTTTCATTTATATGTATTTGATGGTGTTTTTAAACAATCAAATATATGTTGCTAGTTGATGGTCGTTTTATATATTTTTCATTTCTATTACGTGCTCTTCTTATTAGATTTATTAATCACTACTTTTATATATAGGCATTATAATATAATTTGTTAAATTATATTATAATTGATTTGAAATACATATTTATTTTATACATAAATACACATTTTCAAACCAAGTAAAAAATTCTTCTTGAGATTTCCACTCATCATCCCATTTCTCAGAAACAACTTTGTAATAAGGTGGATCTAATTTAGTTAAATCTATAATTTTTGGAACAGTTTCTTTTACTTTTTCAATACAATCACAATTATGGATTGTATTTTTTCTATTGTAGATTTATTATTGATCTTTTTGATATATTTCAGAGTTCTTTATATTATTCGGTACCAGCGTGTTCCATTATTTTTTCAGCTGGTGTATGTTGATTTAACTGTTTTTCCATAACTTTTGTATTAATATTTACTTCTTCATTATCAACAATCATTTTTGTTTTATTTAATTTATCTTCAACATTTACAAGTACTTTAATTTTATCAGCATTATTTTCACAAGATGTTTTGCGTCTTTTATGAGAAGTATAGTGAAACTTTTGAGATAATTCCTTTTTCACATTGTTTGCAACAATATTTAACGAAAATGGTTAAATATTGTTAATCTTTTATTGTTAAATTAATTTTTAATTTAACAATTTCTGTTAATTCCTAAATAGTAGAAAGTTGTCATTTTAAATGTTCAAAGATGTAAAATATTCTTTTGTATCATATAGTGATAACAGTACAGTACATGTAAATGTACTACAAAACGTATTCAAGATTTTATAACATATTCAATAAAAATATTGTTGATTAATAATTATGAGTTTAAGTTATATGCAACAAGTTAGAATATTTCATTTACTATTAGCACTATTTTTACTATACGGTGCAAAAGAATATTTTAATAAGAAAATGCCTCAACATAATTGGTGGGTTATTTTATCTGTATTGGCATCAGGTGCATTCGTATATCATGGTTATAGATTATTACAATCTTTAAGATAAAATTATTTATAATAAATATTTATTGTAAATAATAAATGATACTACAAGACGATATTGCTAGTAACATTCGTGTAACAAAAAGTTTAAGCATACCACGTGTTATAAATCTACCAGAACCATATATTGAATCAAAATATCGTGGTAGTATTCTATATCATGGTAGCACAAAGACGTTTTATGGTGGAGCAGATCATTGGGTACCATTAAATGAAGATATAGATATAGTTAATATTGGATCTAAGGAGAATCAAGTTAGTATATTAAATACTAATTCTACATCCACCTATAATATTAAAAGTCTATATAGTTCAGATAATAGTATATTGATAACAGATGAATCTGATAATATAAATGTGCAAGTAAATCCTAATTCATCGTTTAAATTTTTACAAACCGAATATACTCAAGAAGACGGAGTCAATTTAAAAGTAGAATCCAATACAAATTTTGTACTGCCATCCTATAATGACACTAATGGTAATGGAACAATGCGACTTCCAATCGTATCAGATAAACCAATATCAGCACCTGTATCTGGTACAGGTTCTATTGTTTATAATAATGCAGATGATTCTTGTTATATATATGATTCATTGGGAGTATGGAGGTCTTATACTCATAACAATCTAGCTGAATTAAATATAAAAAGTAGTTCTGATACTGTAAAAATAGAGTCAACGGATGAATCTATTGATATAAATGCAAGTATTGATATTGTTACTGATTATGATGGTACAAATCCACCAAACAGTGGTACATATAGTATTATTTCAAGACGTACGATTTCCTCACCTGGTACACAAGAAATTGGATTTTATCCGATTGGTTCTTCCTCTGGAAACGTTATCATAGATTTTAAAGGTGGTTATGCTAATGGATATATTGATTTAGATGTTAATATTCCATCACAAAAAACTGTATCATTATATAACATTGGAAGTGGTAATGGTATTTTAAATTCGTTTGTAGAATCTCCTAATTATACTTTTCATTTGAATAGTATTCTTGGACATACTTTGTCTACTGATAATTCAGTACATACTATTCCTGTGATACATTCTACGAATACAGTGAACAATACTATTGTCATTAGTGCTCATGAAATCGGATCATCTGATAATTCTATAGTTGTCACTTCTTCCAACGATAGTTCTGGTACTCCGTACATTGATCTATCAGTTAATTCTTCGGTTGCATTAGAAGTTGCGGTAGATGATTCGAATACAGTACATCCAAACGTAGACAATAGATTGAACATAGAGGGTGTTTTAGGATTACGTACAACTGGTGATACAAATACAATTAAAATCATGGATCATCGATATCTTACTGTAAGTAACTCTGTTTCTTCAAATTCATTTCCTGATCTTTCAAATATTGATAAAGAATATACTACTATTCAACATGCTATAAATGCATCGACCGAATTAGAGTCTCCTGTTATTCTTATTCAACCTGGTATATATATTGAAAATTTGCATATTGGATCAAATAGAAATATAACTCTTATTGGTGTTGCACATGATAGTAAATTTAGTAATAATACTACTATTCAAGGTATTATAAGTATTGGACATAATTCGAATGTCTCCTTCAAAAATCTTAATATCTCATACAATAGTGACAATGACACTAAAGATTTAATAGAGTCTGACCCTGATACAACTTTAGATATAGATAATTGTAAACTCGAACAGTTAAGCACTAATATGTTGCATACTATTCTAAACGTGAGTGAACCATTATTAATACATATACACAATTCACGAATTATCGCACCTAACGCTTCTTTAGAAACACCAATCTCTATGCATTTAACTGGTAATAATAATACTGTGAATAATTGTAAATTCACTGATAGTTATTTTGAAGGAATTGAAATTAAATCAGATGAAATATCATTAAATATCATAAATTGTAATTTAGTAAATTCAAAGTGTATTGGTATGAATGATACCAATAATTTATATTCCTTGAATTTTTATTCATGTATTTTTGAAAATAGCATTTTAATAAACATGGCAGGAGGAACTGATGGTAATAGTATAAAAATACAAGATTGCCAGTTTAATTTTGATGGTTCTTATAATACTGCAATTATACAAAATGCAAGCACTTATTCTTCTCGTGAAACTTTTGTTATACATAATACTAACTTCAACTTAAACAATATTCATCAGTTTCTATATTTATTAGGTGATTCCATCACTTCATTTCAAGATTGTACATTTAATATTCATTCGAATTATAATGGTTCATTCTTTTTGACAGAGGATACAACACATTTGATATTACGTGGATGTTCATTTTATATAGATTATGAAATGTCAGTCAATACTAATTCATTTAATATACTACATATACATGAAAATAGTTCGTGTCTGTCTTCACATAATTCGTATGTTATTAATATTCATAATGACGACACAAATGTTGTTTCATTTTCAAATAAATTATTTAATATCACAGGTAATACTCTCGACTTTGAAAACTCTGATTTACAAATTACTTTTGATTTTACAGATCCAACTCTCAATCATAATATTTTATTTAATCAAACTAATACATCAACATTGAATATCTTACGTTCCAATATACATACTCAAAACTGTCATCAACTTATCAATTCAGAAGATTCTAATGTCATATTAAATGCAAATGAGATTCTTATGACATGGAATTATACTTCTTTAGTTTCTATAGTCTCTGATATTATTCAGTTCTATTCGAATAATGATACTTCTTTCTCTATGTCCTCATCTAATATACATACTATCCTTGATAATATAAAGATTGATGGCAATTTATTCAAACTTATATCTATGAATGATAGCATTATCACTGATAATAATATACGTGTTAATGGTTCTGGTTCTATTCATGGTATATATATACATGAAAACAGCACTATCATATCTAGTAAGAATGATATTTTAGTAAATCTCGATACACATACTATAGATTATTTTATAAAATCTAATCATACATTCAAAAGTTCACACGATAAATACATTATAAATAAGATTAACCAGTTCATTATAAACACACAAGCAACATCACCTCTTACAGTTCATTTACTTAATGGCTCTGTTCATATTGATAGTATTAACTTGTTTATTGAAAATTCACAATTTTTGAAAATTCATAACATGGATGTATATATTAATGGAAATGACAACTCTTTGAACACTTTAATCAAAACATCTTTTTTACAACCTGACTGTTATTTGAATATTACAAATTCTTCATTTCATATTAATCATATAAATGGTATACATATTACAGATTGTCAAAATACTCCTAATCATTTATATTCATTTAAATTGGAAAATACAGATATCACGTTTTCTAATACGAATTCATCCGTTAATTATTCATTTATAACCTTACCAATATTAGACCCTTCTAAAGTCACCATAGATAGCACAGATTACAATGTAGATATACATAATTGTAATCTCATATTTAACGGTACACAATTCTTACATTCTAATAACACCAATGTTATTGGTACTGGCGTTTCACCTATTCCGTTTTACACATCTATAAATAATTCTACAATGGTTTCTAGGAACTTACATAACTCATTTGTGTCTTATACGCATAATACAAATTACTATTCACCTAATATTATATTGAAATGCTTCAATTCAAATATAAATATTAGTTCTAATAATAAGACGTTCTTGGTAGGTTCCAATAATAAGAATTCTGTATATCTGTATAATTCTAATATTACCTTAGATAATACTGCATTGCTAGAAAATATGTCATTTACATCTAACTCTTCTAAAATAGCATGCAATAATATAAATCTTACAACATCTATTATTAATAATGCTGATCAATTTATACTAACTAATACTGAACTCACATACTCGACTGCCCCATATACTGGTATAGTTATAGTCGATACTCCTATAATACAGAATAGTAATTCTGTTGAATTCTATAAATCTTGTCTTAATATTTATTGTGATGTTAGTACTAACGAACCAGTCTGTCAAAACCCCGTGTTTTATAATATACATCATTCTTTTATTCTAAATGATACTACCATACATGAATTAAGCAATAACAAGTTGTACGCCCCTTTGCTATCTAATAGTAATTGTAATGTAATACATCTTATAAATAGTCAGGTAAATGGCAATTTCGAAACAAATGGGTTGTTTAACAATCTATCTAATATTTCTTCAAATATAAGTATTCTATCTTCTATAATAGATACACGCAGTAATGGTTTATTATCTATGTCTTCAAACGTAGATCCTTTACCTTTTGTAAATATACTTCTGTCCCATAGTCAAATAACTCTACTACCCAATATGGTTTCAGACGGATATGTATTCAACAACACAATAGGAAACATTACCATTGATAACTGCGAACTTGAATATACCATTGGATATATATCAACAAATAGCAATACTCAAATCGATACATTAAAAATAACACATTCTATACATAATGGTATAATTAATGGAAACTTTAAACACGCAATACTTACACACTCGACATTTACAATTGCAGATAAATGTAATGTTGAGTTACAATCAACAGAAACATTCGTTTCTAAACTATGTGAGTTTAATGCAACTCAGTCAGCTAACAATATAAATGTCACTGGGTTATATAAAAATGCTAATTTAAATGAACGGTTGTCTGTTGATATTCGTCATTCTACTTTCATATCGAATATCAATAATCTATCAACAGACAATGTCATTGTTGATACTCCTGACCCTATTTGTAACTTTTTACTGGATAGTAATACATTTATAGTAGAGAATGATTCCAATCATAACTTACAACCAAACGTGAAAATATCACATGGAACATCTATAGAAGGTACAACACATACACTATTTTATTCAGAATATATTCACGTACATAACAATACTTTTAAAAGTTCACATACGACACCTCTTTCTAAATTAAATATACCTAATCTAGTTATCTGGACTAATAACAAATCTCCTACCTCAAATAATCCAAAACCAGATGTAGATATGAAAATCACACATTGTAAATTTTCAACAGGAGATCATTCCAATCTTATTATAAGAACATTATTTGATGATTTAGTATTTGATGATACTATGCAATATATAGGCAGTAATCGTGTTATATCACATTGTCATTTTGAGAACTATCCTGATAACTCAACTTCGTTTAGTCTATCAGATAGTTATCCTACACTGACTTATCCTAATCTTGAAATAAATGGAGGTAGTTATAACTATGTAGATGGACAGCCCGACCCTTATAAAGGACCTATTTATCAAATACACTATTGTCATTTTGAGACTGGTTTTAGTCATGATACTAATGGTAGTATCTTGTGCATTTCAAATAATCCAAATGGCTTGTTTGAATCGAATCAGAAAAGTGTTCCTACAAGTGCTATTGTTACAAACTCTTCTTTTGGATCTAATAGTATTGAAAACGGCGAAAACGGTGTATATACTATACATTTAAGTTTACGTTCTAATGAAGATATAGTTATTCCGTCTTCTATTGTAATATCAGGAAATAGTAATAGCCATACCCCTGAGCTTATTATGACACGACCTGGTAGAATTGGTGGTATATCACCAACCACTGCACTCTATTATGATGCAAACACGTTTTAAAAAAATGATTTTTTATAATTTTGAATTATTGAATGATAATTCAAAATGAAACACACAATGCAGAAAATATTACATGCCATTTCAAACAATATATTATTACATTATGAAATACAAGGGTTTCCTCCACATTTGAAGCAAATAAAACACATAACTGACCAATTACTAAATAATACTTATGACAAACGTTTGAATAATATTAAACAGGAATCTGGTCTTATTTTAATGGAAGATCCTGGAACTTACTGTAGACATCCATCTATACAAAGAACTTATACACCTCTTACTGTTTATACATATGATAAACTATTGTTCATTGATTATTTGCGAAGTAAAGGATTACTCTCTTATGTTAATCCAAAATTATCTGATAAAGAACTAAAAGTATATGCAGATAAAATACAAGCTATTCGTATCACTTCTAAAAAATATTGCCCAGTATATTTCAAATATATTTGAATACATAACTGATTTATTTACATCTTTATTACATAATGTATATGAACTTTATAAAAATGAACCAAACTAACAGATATATCTATATTAGAAATCATCCATCATATGATGTCGATGATGCGTGTAAAATGGGTAAGACAATTAATATTCCTGAAAGGGATACACAATATGCTACTGGTGAGATTAAGAGAGGCTATTTTGAACCGGTGTTTGAAGTTCCTATTGAAAAAATGAGAATTGTTGAACGTTTATTACAAAATGAGTTTCGTGGATTAAATATTAAATATGATACTGGAACTGAATTTTACAATAAAAAACAAGCACAACAATTTATTACAAGTATTGTAGTAAAGACACAAGTGAAAAAAGAGATGAAAAAACAAACTTAAATAAATTCAATGGATACTGAACCAAATGAACTCATTCAAGACACATTACCAAAGTGAAGAATAACTTATATAGAACCAAAACCAAAGACTAGTGTTAGTATCAAGAAATATGTAAAGAAACCATCACATAGAACACAAAAATTAAAAAAGCATCCGCCTTAACATTGGCATTTAAATGTGAAAATGTGTAAAATGTGTTATATTATAATATAACACATTTTCAAAATATTAGAATAACATGCGTATGTTGTTATAATTCAGGAGTTAATGTATTATATTCATCTAATAAAGCATTTTGTAATATAGTATGTTTATTACGTCTATGACAAGGATGTTGTATATTGTTTTTTATAGCACTTTTCAGTTCCATCTTTTGTCGTTTTCTGCTTAACCAGATAGATCTATTTTTATGTTGTATTGTTTTATGATCATGTCCTTCTTCCTGACTATCGTAATCTTCTTCCTGACTATCATGATCTTCTTCAATACATATAGA